TGATCGTTTGATTGAGTTGGCTGAAGCCAGGGATGGAGAAGAGTAGTAGGCTCATGCGGGGGGTTATCCCCCCGCTTTGGAGGTATTATGTACACCTTAGGCGCACGGTCCCGCGAGCGGCTTCAAGGCTTGCACCCGGATCTTGTCAAAGTTGTGGAGCGTGCGATACAGATCACGCCTATTGATTTCACTGTGTTGGAAGGTCTGCGCACCAAAGCACGACAAGAGCAGTTGTTCAAAGCCGGGGCAAGCTGGACTATGAACAGTCGTCACCTGACAGGTCATGCAGTGGACCTTGGTGCGTGGTTAGATAACCAAGTGGACTGGTCGTGGCCGTTGTACGATAAAATTGCGCAGGCGATGAAACAGGCCGCAGACGAACTTGATGTGTCCATCATCTGGGGCGGCGACTGGAAAGTTCGTGACGGTCCGCATTTTGAACTCAACAGGAAAATATATCCATGAATCCGTTAGTGCTTGGAACCCTTTTTGACTTCGGAAAAACCCTGATTGACCGCTTCCTCCCGGACCCGGAAAAACGTCGGGAGGCTGAAGCAGAATTCTTGCGCCTCGCTGCGGAGGGCGAACTTCGGCAAGTCATGGCCCAACTGGAGATCAACGCCCGTGAAGCGGCGCATCCTTCGGTGTGGGTGGCAGGCTGGAGACCCTTCTTCGGCTGGGTAGGCGGTACGGCCTTTGCCTACGTTGGGGTAGTAAAACCGCTACTCACATGGTACGCTTCCGTTAAAGGATGGCCCGTGCCTCCCGACATCGACACCGATTTTCTATGGGTTGTGCTGTCCGGTCTGCTCGGAATCGGTGGGCTAAGAACTTTTGAAAAGACCAAAGGCGTGACGAGATAACATGGCACTAAAAAAACTTCTGTTGAAGTCTGGGGTAAATAAAGAAAATACACGCTATACCAACGAGAACGGTTGGTATCTTTCGGACAAAGTGCGCTTTCGTCAAGGAACGCCGGAAAAGATCGGTGGCTGGTCGCGTATCTCTGCCAATACTTTTCTCGGCATCTGCCGATCCCTCTGGAACTGGGTAACCCTAGGCTTCGAAAACCTTCTTGCCCTGGGAACTAGCCTCAAGGTCTACATTGAGCGGGGTGGTGCATATAACGACATAACCCCTATCCGGCAGCGAAACTACACGGCAGCCCTGTCGAATCCGTTTGACACCACGACAGGTTCTGCTGCGGTCACCGTCAACGACACCGCGCACGGTGCGCAAGCCGGAGATCTGGTGTATTTCTCCGGGGCGTCAGCCGTCGGGGGTGTGCCTGCGGCAGAGCTGAATACCCGACATGTCATCACATCTGTTACGAACGCCAACGCCTATGTGATCACAGTCACAACTGCGGCAACGTCAACGGTGTCTGGTGGCGGCGGTACCGTCGCTGCTGAGTATTACATCAATACCTATCTTCTCGGAACCGACCCGTTTGCTACCACCAGCGGCTCTCCAATAGTTGTTGTCACCGCAAACACGCACGGGGCTATCAACGGAGATTTCGTAACTTTTAGTGGTGCTACCGCTGTAGCAGGCTTGACGCTCAACGGTGAGTTCCAACTTACTTACCTTACATCAAACACATACTCTATCACCGCTTCAAGCAATGCAAGCAGTACAACTACGGGAGGTGGCTCGGCAGTCTTGGCTTCCTACCAGCTTAACATCGGCCCTGCTATTCAAGGACCACTCACTGGTTGGGGTGGGGGGTTCTGGGGTAGTGGCGTTTGGGGCGTTGGTGGTACTTCCACCGAATCGTTGCGCTTGTGGTCTCTCCAGAATTTTGGTGAAGATCTTGTCTTTGGTCCTCGTGGTGGGGGCTTGTACTATTGGGATGCTACGGGGGGTTTCGCTGCCCGTGGTGTTGACGTGGTAACAATGATTGGCGCATCAGACGTACCAACAAAACAAAATCTTATTTTTGTCTCTGACATCTACCGCTTTGTTTTTTGCATGGGAGTCAATGATGTCGGCTCAGGCAACTTAAGCCCCATGCTTATCCGTTGGTCCGATCAGGAGTCTGTCGTCAACTGGACACCGTCTGCAACAACCCAAGCAGGTTCTTTGCCCCTATCTCACGGTTCTGAAATTATCTCCGCGCAGCAGACACGGCAAGAAATCCTGGTATGGACAGACACCGCGCTGTATTCCCTCCAGTATCTCGGCCCGCCCCAGGTATGGGGTGCGCAACTTCTGGGCGATACCTTATCCATCATGAGTCCCAATGCTGTAGCCACAGCATCCGGTATGACGTTTTGGATGGGTATCGACAAGTTTTATCGGTACACAGGTCGGGTAGAAACGCTACGCTGCGACCTGCGTAGACATGTGTTTAGCGACATCAATCTTGCTCAGAATCAGCAAGTATTTGCTGGTACGAACGAAGGATTTAACGAAATCTGGTGGTTTTATTGCACCGCAGCATCAACAACCGTAGACGCTTACGTTGTGTACAACTATGTAGAAGACGTATGGTATTACGGTACCTTGGCGCGTACCGCTTGGATAGATTCTGGGCTGCGAAACAACCCACAAGCTGCGACGTATAGCAACAACATTGTCAACCATGAGCTTGGGCTTGATGACAATGTTACAGGTACGCCTGTAGCTATCAATGCCTACATAGAGTCTGCCGAGTTTGACATCGAAGACGGGCAGAATTTTGGTTTTGTCTGGCGCATGGTGCCGGATTTGACCTTCCAAGGATCGACTGCGGCTACGCCTCAGCTAACGATGACGCTCTACGGCATGAACGGCTCCGGTTCTGGGATAAATCAGGAAGCTGCTAAAGCGGTAGCCAGGACATCCACTGTCACTATTGAGCAGTTCACAAACATTGTGTACACTCGGCTACGTGGTCGGCAGATGATTATGAAAGTGTCTTCCGATCAACTAGGTGTTGCTTGGCAGCTAGGCGCACCACGCATTGACATACGTCCTGATGGCGAACGATGAAGCTTACTCCGTCTGCTCCACCCAATCTGCCGATTGCACCGACGGAGTACCAGCCTCGCTATAGCGACCAGCTAAACAACATCCTGCGGCTGTATTTCAATCAACTTTCTGCTAACCTACAGACAGCGCTTGGTACTGACGGCGGGCAATACTTACAGTTTCCTTACGGGTCGTTCTACGACACGACCGACCAGACAGCAGCAAGCACATCCACGGCTTACGCCATCACGCTGAATACAACGGATCTTAGTAACGGGGTATCTGTACAGAGTTCTTCGCAGATCACGGTCGCCCAAGACGGGGTGTACAACGTGCAGTTTAGTGCGCAGTTGAGCAATGCCGACAACGCCCCACAGGACATCGACATATGGTTTCGTAAGAACGGTACGGACATAGACAATTCAAATACTCGGTTTGGGATGGAGAAAACAAAAGGACCAAGTGATCCGTACCACACCGTCGGCACGGTAAATCTGTTGATTCCTATGGACGCGGGGGACTATGTGCAACTGATGTGGCGCACTTCAGACACCGATGCGCGGATCGAGGCGTATGCGGCTGGGACATCGCCCACAAGACCAGCGATACCGTCGGTTATCGTAACAGTCACGTTTGTATCGGAGAGTTGATGAGCACTGACGAGCGTCAGCAGAGTGCCCCCGCCGATGAGCGGGTAGTGTCCCCTGCTGCTTTGCAAAAAACTCTTACTGACATTATTAAGGGGGACAAACAGTTTTCTGAGAATAGTGTTGCCTACTCAGGTATTGATGAAAACGGAAACCCGTTTTCTACTTACGACCAAAAAACCGATTTTTTAGCCGCGCTTAACGCTGCGCCACAAGACGTAAAAAACCAACTGCTGGGGCAAAATAGCACTTTACGTACGTTGGCAAAACTCAACGAAGGATATGATTTTTGGTCGGGTAAAATAGACACTCCATTTGGTCAGATGTACGCAAGAGACGCAGAGCAAGTATTTACCAATTTAGCCAAAGAAAATATTGATGATATAACAAAATATAAAATTTCAAAAGAGGCCCCTGTTGCGCAAGTAAACACTGGCAATGCTATACATACCCTCTATCTAACTCCTGGAGAAGAGGGTAAACCTGAAATTCGTAGTGAGTTAACACAACGAATAAAAGACGATAAGTCTTGGCTTACTCCTTTACTCTTCATGGCTACTTTGCCTTTTGGTGGTGTAGGAGGCTTAGGCAGCGCTTTAAGTGGCGGTGCGCTGACGGGTATGGGCGCTTCCGCGCTAGGTGGCGCAGCATTGGGGGGCTTGTCTGCTGGGATACGAGACGAAAATATTCTTAAAGGCGCACTCACAGGGGGCATAACTTCGGTCCTCCCTAGTTTAGCAGACCAACTTATTGGGTCGATAGCGTTACCGACAAACCCCGCGCTTATAGAGTCTGCGGTGGGGTCTGCGAGTCACGGTGTCTCTTCCGCTGCCAATACAGGCATAGCAGGAGCGCTTGCTCAACAGGGACTATCGCCTACTGCCGCCCAAGCACTGGCGTCTGGCATAGGTCGTGGGCTTCAAGGAGCAGCAACCGCTGCCTTGACAGGTAAAGATGTTGGCGCAGGTGCGCTTAGCGGCGCAGTCATAGGCGGTGCGACCCCCCTTGCGGCTCCAGCGGTCGCAGAGCTTACCAAGGCCGGAGTGCCGATAGACCTTGCCAAAGCTGGTGTTGTAGGTACAATAGGTGGATTAGGCTCGCTTGCCACAGGTAAAGGATTTGAAGCGGGCGCTCTGCCTGCTGGAGTTGGTAGTCTAGTAAGCTCAGCATCCAAGCAAGTCGGCTTCGATAAAATACCCGCCCCATTCCGGGCCGTTGCCGAGCAAGGAATAACTTCGGGGCTGCTCAATAGGCCGTTCAACACAGAGCAAGCCCTACAGAACGCTACACTTAACTACGCATTAAGTAATACTGTTGGCCCTCAAGGACTATCTGCGCTCAACATGGCTAATACTATGTATCAGGCTACCCGTCCTCGCCGCACACTTACGCCCACCCAGATGTCCGCGCTACGTAAGTTTCAGGCTTGGAAAGCCAGCAGACCTTAGGAGATTGAGATGAATGACTATGCACTGACGCTGGCTGAAGGTTTGTCTCCAGAGCAAATCCGTGCAGATCCAGCCTTTGATAGTTTTGCAAAAGCACATCCAGATATTGCGCTGTCTCTTATGGATCCTTTACAAGGTGTATTTGCTCCTCTTACCGAACCAGAAAGGATGGAACCAATAAATCTTCTTGACGACCCCGAACTAATAAAACTATTTCGTCAGGGAGACATAACTAAAACTGGAGAAAACGCACTAGGTAATGTAGGCCCTAAAGGTGATACAAGCGTTAAATTTATAGATTCTAACGCATCTAGCACTGGCATCCTTGACGGACTTAGTAAGTTTCTTAAAGATACTTTTGGTATAACTGGAGGGGATGCTGCTAAGTATGCAGCGATGCTCGCCGCTGCAAAACTTGCGTACGACGATGCCAAAGAAGCGCGGGAGGCTGCAAAAGGAGCGTCATTCTCAGGCACGACGCAGTACGCTGCGGGGCGTACGCCAGGGGGCAGTACGTTCTTTACGAAGAAAGCGGCATCCGGCGGTCTTATGGACGTTGCTCCTGCGCGGTACTTTGCCGGAGGTACCGACGGCATGGCAGATCAACTGCCTGCACACATCGATAACCGTCGCCCCGCTGCGCTGTCTGACGGTGAGTTCGTCATCCCCGCCGACGTTGTGTCGCATCTAGGCAACGGTAACTCTAATGCCGGGGCTGAGCGTCTCTACGAGATGATGGACCGTGTGCGCGAGGCACGGACGGGCACTAAGGAACAGGGCAAGCAGATTGACCCAGAGAAGTTTACTGGAGGCATTGCTAGCTTTTCTAGTGGTGGTACACCGTACGCGCAACTTTTTAGCGCTTACCAAACGGCAGATAACTCAGGGGGCAACGTAAGTGATGCAGTAAGGAAGCAGGCTGCACAACTAGGTCTTAGCCCTGATGATGCAGCTAAAATAGCATTTCAAGGGTTTACACAAGCAAACCCCGGCACTGCTGTTACCCAAGATCAAATAAACGCTTTGTTTGGTGTTGGAGCAGGTGCCTCGGCCCAGCCCGCCGTCACTAAACCTACCACCACTACTACTCCTATCATTACTATTCCTACCACCACTACTCCTACCACCACTACTACTCCTACCATTACTATTCCTACCACCACTACTCCTACCACCACTACCCCTACCACTACCCCCACCACTACCCCAGGCCCAGGAGGTACAACACCTAAAGATTATCTTACTAGCGACCAGCTTGCCAAGGCGCTTGAGCCTATAATGGCAATGTTGAATACTAAATCTACTGCTAGTAGCCCTAATCTTTTTAATTCCTTGTTTTCTATTTATGAAGCAGGCGTAGCCGCAAAGGAAGCTCCCGCAACTACAGCTAGTAAAGTGCTTACCGTCGGACAGGCATTAGGACTATCACGCCCTGCATTAGAGCAAATCATAGTGTCTGGCATGATGTCGAAGGACGCAAAACTTCAAGAAAAAGATGCTTTTGCTGCGGTAAAAGGGTTTCTTGACCAAGGTAAAGCTACGCTTGAATCGGATTTTTCGTCCTTAGTTGGGGCGCTCAACCCCCCCGGCGCGTCTTTTACTGGCGAATACGGTGGAGCGCTTAAAGGAGAGACTGGCCTACGTGCAGGTTACGCTCCTTATGTTGAAAATGTACTTGGTCGTATGCAAGGCCTTCTTTCTTTGAGAGATGTTAAAGAAGGTAAAGCCCCTCCAGAGACAGGCTTTGGTATCTCTTACGGAATGAACACCGCTAGACAGTTGAGCGACATTCAAAGAGCGCTTCAACGACAAGCTGGAATTGCTCCCAGGGACGAAGATATTACAGGCTACGTAGGTACTTTACTTGGGGACAAAAACCTTAGTCAAATGCAAAAAGAGCAAAACATAGCCAATGCTATGTCCGAGTTCGGTGTTACTCCACAACGTGTACAAGCACTTACAGGATTTAACACCTCGCTAGCCCCCAATCAAGCGTACACTCCAACCTATAAGCCCTATCAGTACACTTTTGCTAAGAAAGATGACAAAGCCGAAGGCGGGCTTGCTACGCTAAGATTTCAGGGGGGAGGTACGACCTCGACCTACACACCTCCAGAAGTGTACAAGTCCCCATCCGGCATATCTTCTGGATATACAGCGCCAGCGCCCTACGACACGTCTAATCTAAATAAAGTTGCGTCAGACTTCTATTCTGCACCAAAAAATCTTTATACTCCTGGAGCTATTAGTTCTGGTTACGACTCAACAAAAGTCGGGTATTACCAAGAACCAACTGGTGAAAACAAAATAGCTTCTACATACGCTGCACCGACGGCGTATGCTCCTGGAACTATCAAGTCTGCTTACGATTCAACAAAAGTCGGGTATTATAAAGAACCAACTGGTGCAGACACCATAGCGTCTACCTACGTTGACCCTTCTGCTTTGTACGGCGCAGGTAAAATTACTTCAGGATTTACCCCATCTGGGGAATATAAAGCTTCCTCTTACACGCCCGACACGGTAGGATCGGCTACCTTTGGTGCGGCAGAACGGGACAAGTACATGTCACCGTTTACGTCGGGTGTTGTAGATCCTCAGCTACGCGAAGCGCGAAGGCAAGCAGAAATTACTAGGCAAGCTCAGGCTGCACGGCTTGCTCAAGCGGGTGCGTTCGGTGGTTCTCGGCAAGCTATTATGGAAGCTGAGCTTAACCGTAACCTTGCTACACAACTAGGAGATATTTACGGCAGAGGGCAACAGGAAGCCTTCCTTAACGCCCAGCAGCAGTTTGAGCGTGACCAAGCAAGAAAGCTTGCTGCGGACCAGTTCAATGTACAGCAAGGACTTGCAGGTGCCCAGTTTGGTGAAGCTTCCCGGCAGTTTGGTGCAGGACTTGCCGCAAGACAGGCTGAACTTAAGGGGCAGCTAGGACTGCAAGCGTCGATTGCACAAGAAGCTGCGAAGCAGGCTGCTGGTCAACAAGCTCTAGCTTCGGCACAGACTGCTGGACAGCTATCTTTACAGGGGCAGATAGCTCAGGATGCTGCGAAGCAAGCTGCTGGTCAACAGGCTCTAGCTTCAGCGCAGACCGCTGGACAGCTATCTTTACAGGGGCAGATAGCTCAGGATGCCGCTCGAC